CGCGCTGCGCAAGGCGCTGACCGCAGCCAAGCGCGAAAGTGAGTTCACCAAGGACACTTCGACGCGCGATCTGCTGGCTCTCGTGAAGGGCAAGCCGCAGGAGTAGTGACGTGACGCAGGTTCAGACTCTCGTCGCCGGCGCCTTCCGAGAGGGCAACCTTGTCCCCGTTGGCAAACAGCCCACCTCGGGAGAGCTGGCCGAGGGCCTGGACCTGTACAATCGCCTGATGCTCTCCACCTTTGGGTTCATCGTCGGCGAGAAGCTGCGCGATTGGCGCATCCAAGAGATACAGCGCACCGGCACCACCAGCCGCGTCTATCCGCTGCTGCCGGGGTCACAAATCCCCCGCGTCCCTCAGTACCCTCTCTATCCGCCGCAGAACGCCCGCATCGTATGGGACGGCTCGCCGGTACATGCCTACTTCCCCGAGCGGCCGGACGACGGCGCTGTGATTGGCCTCACGGCCGGCAGCGGTGCGGCGCAGCAGGACAATCAAGGCGAGCTGACGCTTGACGGGAACGGCCTTCTAATCGACGGCGCAGAGACAGTCGAGTACGACAGTCTCGCGATGGTCGTGCCGATCCGATGGTTCTACCGCGCGGACATGGGACAGTGGATCGAAGTCGCCGCCCAGGCGCTCGATGACGAGTGTGTGTTCCCGCCCGAGCTGGATGATCTTTGGGTGTGCATGGTGAGCATTCGACTCGCGCCGCGCTACAGCAAGGAAATTTCGGAATCGACCGTCTCTCGAGTCAAGATGATGCAGACGCTCCTGCGCTCGCGCTATGCGCAGAGCGAGCCTACACCGTCAGGCGGCGACGACATGGTTCCGGGCTATGAGTCGTTCAACCAGCGTTATGATTGGATGCTCAGGTGACGACGCTCCCGCTCGGTACGAACGCCTACAAGCGGAACTATGCCAAAGAGCCCGAGATTCAACTTGTTAATCGCTTTCTGGAGAAGGCGCCCACGAACCTGCGCGAGCGCATCGCGCTGCTGACCCGGCCGGGCACCAAGCACCTTGAGGACTACGCATCGAGCGATCCTGACGGCGTGATCCGCGCGAACTACTCCAAGGTGGGGCTGTTCCTTAGCGACCTGTTCACGGTCAGCGGCGACCGCCTTTACCGCACTCATGCCGAGGACGACGGCACTGTCACTAAGACGTCCATCACCGGCACCATTGGCGGCGAGCAGTACGACGCGCCCCGCTACGCGTGGACGAAGGGTGAGGGGTACGAGTATCTGTTCCTGGCAGATGGAACAGCGCTCTACTACTATCCGGGCGGTACCCATGCCACGGGAACCCTCACCTACGACGGCAGCGGCTCGTTTGCCACCGACGTGGTGATCATCAATGGCACGTACTACACCTGGAGCGCGACGCTGAACGATCCGCTCGATGACGGCACCGTCGCGCACCCATTCAAGGCCAAGAACACCGGCGATCTGCTCGCGAACTTGGCAGCCATGCTGAACTTCGACGGTGAACCCGGCGTCGACTTCTCCGAAAGCCTCGGCGGACCTTCGGCCGTGGTGCGCGGCGAGATGACGACACCGACCACTGTCCTCACGATCACGGCGCTCAGCGAGGAGGCTGATGGGGATGCGATCACCACGACGCTCGGCGGTGGCAGCTCGGGAAATCTCGCGTGGGGCGATACGACGCTCGATGGTGGTGGCAATCACGTCCTCCATCAGATCGCGACGCCGGAAGGTGTGGGGATCACCGCCCTCACCTCGCTGAACAGCTACGTGCTCGCGGCCGTCGCCGACAGTCGAAAATTCTTCTGGATCGAGCCCGGCGAGACGACAATCGACGCGCTGAACTTCGCATCCAAAGAGGCGGGGCCTGACCCCATCGTGGACATGGCTACGGTGGGCGACGTGGCTGTCATCGCCGGCACCGGCACCACCGAGTATTGGGCGTCCACCGGCGACAGCGAAGCGCCCGTGGCGCCGATCCAGGGCCGCGCCATCAGCCGCGGAATTGTGCCCGGTACGCTGGTCGTGATAGACGATGGCTCCTACTGTGTCGTCGCCAACGACTGGCGCGTGTACATGGTGGGGGATGCGCCCCAGCCGATTTCCGACAACGGGATCGAGGAGCGCATTCGAAAGCAGTTGAGGCGAGAGGCGGGGCTTGCGCCCTAGGGGCTGATGGCGAACATCCACGTTGAGGGGTTTGGGCTGTACGGGTTCGGGTCAGGCACCCATGCCGGCGCCGGCGTAGCGGCAGCTCTCCTCGCGGGTATCTATGCCGAAGTCGGCGGTAAGGTGACGGGCAACATCGACGGCGGCTGTGAGCTGATTGAAGGGCTGCCCTGGGACGACACTGACGAGAGCTATTGGTTGCGTGGTGTGGGATCGGTGCAGGCCGGCCGCACCTATACCCTGCGCCGCGTCCTGCCGTCGCCGCTGACGACGTTCATCATCTCATTCCGGCTCTCGCTCGCGCAGCTCCCCCAGGAGGCCACCAGCACCGTTCTGTTCGACATCCGCGACAACTCGAACAACGTCATGGGCACCATGTTCGTGGCGACGACGGGCGCGCTGATCTGGAACTACGGCAACGGCACAGTGACCACCTCGGGGCCTGTGCTCGTGGCTGAGGCGACGCACCATTTCGAGATGAGTATCAACAAGACGACGGGCGCGATTGCTGCCTATGTCGATGAAGTGCAGGTGTTCAACACCACGGTGGACTTCGCCGACGATGACGCTGTGGCTCAGTACACAGTCGGCTCGGCTTCCACCGTGACCACCATCAATGACCGGAACTATATTCTAATCACCGATCTGATCGTTCGCGACACCTCGGGCACCTACAACAACACATTCCCCATCGGCGACCGCCGCGTAGCAACGCTGCTGGTCGACTCCGACGATGAGGATCATCAGGGCTGGACGCCTGAGCCCCTACAGCGGTTCGGCACGGGCGTGCTGAGCCTCGCCGACACAGCCAGCGCCGCCGTCGTGACGGCCGCGAGCATCACAGCCACCAACCTCGGCGCCGGCGACTTCACGATTGAAGGCAGCTTTAGGTTCGATGTGCTGCCGACCGGCAGCGCCGCTGCAACGCTGTTCTCCAAATGGCGCGCGGACAACAACCAGCGCAGCTATCAGCTCTATAAGGGCGGGCCGGACCTGAACAACGGCTATCTCGTGTTCCGCACCTCCACCGATGGTACCAGTGGCACCGTTGCCGACAAGGTGATGTGGCCTTGGGAACCCGACGTTGGCGTGTGGTACCACATCGCCCTCTGCCGCGACGGCGGCGATCTGCTGCTGTTCATCGACGGTATTCAGCAGGGCTTGCCCATTGCGGACGCCGACACCTATTTCGCCGGCTCAGCGCGTGCCGCGCTCGGCGCCGAACAGAACGGCGTGGGCGGTGTCGTCTCGACATTTGACGGCTGGCTGGACGAAGTGAGACTCACGGTGGGGCTCAGCCGTTACAGCGCCAACTTCGCGCCGCCTACCGACAAGTTCCCCCGCGGCGCATTCGATGATCCCGACTGGTCGAACGTCGCTCTACTCGCAGGGTTCGACTCCGGTATCGCCGACGATGGGCCGAACACGCTCACGCTTACCGCAGTCAACAGCGCGACGGCGATCACGCCCGGCGACGGCGACGCTGCCTATGAGACGCTGAACAAGCACACGCCATCGGACAGGACGTTCATCCAAGCGGCGCTGCTGCCGGCGATGGGCACGTTCACGCTGACCGATCTGCCCACCGCCGCTGAGGAGGTGGTGCTTGGCAGCGAAACCTACACGTTCGTTGCGGCTCTCACGACGGCGTTCGATGTGCTCATTGGCGCCGACATTGAGGAGACGATCAGCAACCTCATCGCCGCGATCAACACTGGCCCCGGCGAGGGCGTCACCTACGGTACCGGCACCACGATCAACGTGGACGCCGGCGCCGAGCTGCTGCCGTCGTCGCAGATGCTCGCCATCGCAGCGACGCCCGGCGCGGCCGGGAACACGATCCCGAGCACCACGACGTGCGCTGATGGATCGTGGACTGACACGACGCTGGACGGCGGCGCCGACATCCCTGGCTACTCAGCATTCGGCCTTGAGCCGCTGCCGCGTGGCGTGACTGTAGTGGACAGCATCACGCTGATGACGCGGCAGTGGAAAACCGACAGTGGCTCGGCGACGACGCAGACGGCCTTTGAGGGGCCGGCCGGCGCGGCCGACCAAGGCACCGACCGGCCGATCAGCACCTCACCAACGTTCTATGCCGACACGTTCGAGGAGGATCCCGACACGAACGGTGTTCTGACGCCGAGCACGATCAATAATGGGCAGGTGCGCATCAACCGGACGACGTAGCAATGACCGATGTTCGCCTCAGCACGTTCGGCAGCTATGTCACCTACAAGGCTGGTCCCGCGTATATGGTGCGGGACTCGTCGTTCGGGGCATACGCGGTCTATGCACCGGCGCCGACGAGACTGGTCCGCAGCAGCACGTTCGGCGCCTACGTCGTCTATGAGAGCAACCCGATGAACATTCCTCGCCTGAGCGGTTACGGTGCATATGTCGTGTGGGCTCCTGGTATTGGGCAGGAGAACCGCACGCGGGCGTGGATGTACACGCTCGATGGGCACACGTTCTACATCCTGGACCTGGGAGCTGAGGGGACGTTCGCCTACGACATCAGCACCGGCCAGTGGGCTCGCTTCCAGACAGCAGGGTTCCAGGGCTGGAACGTGCGCGCCGGCACCATGTGGGGCGAGGATAACCGCATCGTTGGCGGCGACACGCTCTATGGCACGGTGTGGGAGGTCGACCCCGACACCTTCCTGGACGAAGGGTTCCGCGACATCGAGCACATCGTCACGGGCGGCGTGATGACGCGCTCGCGGCGCTTCTACAGCGTGGAGGAGCTGCGCGTGGCCGGCTCCCTCGGCATGTTCACCAGCGAAGGCGACGCAGTGATCCGCCTGCGCTTCTCGGACGACAATGGCGAGACATGGGTGTCGATGCCCGATCCCGAACTAGAATCCGGTTCGCCTACCGAAGTGGTGTGGCGCTCGCTGGGATCGTTCATGGCGCCCGGCCGCGTGTTCGAGCTGAGCGACATCGGCGGCATGTTCCGCATCGACGGTGCTGACGTATATATCGGCGATTTCGACGGTGACGAGAGCTGATGGCCCAAGCAGATCGCGTCAATCCGCTCACCTGGAACCGCCCCATCGCAAACGCGAAGGGTTGGCCGACTAGAGAGTTTCAGATCAAGTGGGAACAGCTCCAGCGCGCCGCGCTCGCGATCCCCGCACTGAGCACGCCGGCAGCCGTCTCGGCCGTGCTCGATGTCCTCAGCGGCGGTGGCGTCAACGGCTCCATCCTGCGCCGCTCGGGCGGTATGTGGGAAGGCTACCCGTCACCGTCCAACGGTGCGAAGTTCCTTGCCGGCAACAATCCGCCGACCTGGGAGGACGTGGACGACGCCGATCTGGTGTTGAGCGACGTTCTAACGAACAACGTCAGCACCACCAAGCACGGGTTCGCGCCTAAGCTGCCGAACGACGCGACGAAGTATCTCGACGGCACCGGCAACTGGAGCGTGCCGGCAGGCGGCGGGGGAGGCGGGGGATCACCAGACTGGTTCCTAGCCCCGCCGCACCTGCGGCCCACCGTCGCCGGCGCGACTATCAACGACACAACGTTCGCCGCGCTGCCGATATTCCCCACCACTGCCATGACCATCACCGGCCTGCGCATCTACTGCACGGCCGCAGGCACCGGGCGTAACATCGTGGCTGGACTCTATGCCGACAACTCGCTGTCGCTCTCGGGCGCGGCGCTGCTAGGACAGTCAGCAATCACCGCCGCAGCCGTGGGGCTGATGTCGCTGCCGTTCGGATCACCGATCAATCTCAGCGCGAACACTTGGTACTGGATGGGAGTCGACGTGCAGAGCGGATCGGGGAACTTCCAATCTATGAACATGGACCCGACGCTGAACAGCTACATGTTTTTCACACACGGCACCGGCGCGCTTCCCTCTACCGCAGGCGCATCCTCGGCGGGCACGGGCGCAACACAGTTCACTTGGTGGCTGTACTGATGCAGAACGCCGATCTACTCCAGGCGATGGTCAACGAGCCCGACATGCTCGCTGTTCTCGCGCCGGGCTACGATCACGTGGACATGTCGCCTTTCTGGCGCAACCCCAAGAATGTCATGCTGGGCGATGAGAACGGCGCCGCGATCTTCGCCGAACGGCCAGATGAGCCCGGTGTGTTCGAGGGACATTACCTGCTGCGCAGCGGTCGCGCCGGCAACCTGGAACTAGCGCGCCGCTTCATCGCTGCCATGTTTACAGAGCACGCGGCTCAGGCT